TACATAGATTCAGATACTGGAGAGGAGCTTATTAAAGCTTCTGGATGGTTGAAGATGGGCGAGGGGAATACCCTTGAACAAGAAGACCCAGAAGAAATACTTTCTGGGGAAGATGAAACGGGTGAAGATTCTATTTCCCCAGAACAAAAAGAGGAAGATATGTCTGATAAACAAGACAATGTTCAAGAAGATTTAGTGAAAGCTGCTGATGTTCAAGAACTAATTAAAAAGGCTATCGCTGCTGATAGAGAAGAACAAGAAGAATTACGTAAAACCCAAAAACTTGAAAGTGACACAACAGAGTTATTTAAAGGTTTAAGTTTTATCGAAGAAGACTCTGTATCTGCACTAGTAAAAGCCGTTATTGTAAACGAAGAAGCTGTTTCTATTATTAAAGCTTTTTCAACAGCAAACACTAAGATTGAAGAATTAACTAAAGCTGCAGATGATGCAAACGCTGAACTACTAAAAGTTAAAGAAGATTTCGGTAAACCTGATGCTACCGAAGGCGAGGTTATTGATAAGGTTGATCTTGATAATGAAGATCGTGAATATGCAATTGAAAAGGCTGTTAAGGCTCAATTATCTGCAAAACAAGCTAAATAAATATTATAATTAAGAGGAAAAACAAAAATGTCTGTTTCATATCGCAAACAAGCAATCTTACGTACTGACAGTGATGAAAATCGTGCAGTATCTCACGAATCTCGCCTAGTTACAGTAACTGAAACTATGGGCAATGGTTCTTTACTTCTTGCCGCAGCAGAAGTTGCATCTGGGGATTCAGCCACTGCGAATGGTGTTATTGATGACCCTAAGTTTGATGAAGGTTTGTACGCTGTAGGTGAGCAACACCTAGTATCTGTGTGTTTTGGTAAAGCTATTGCAAATAGCAAAGTTATTAAATTCTCAGATAAGTCTTATGAAGATGAAGCTCTTACTGCCTTAAAAGCAGAAGGTTTACGTCTAGAAGATGCTCAAACTGACTTCTCACGCACTTACTAATAACTAACAAGAATTAATAAAGGAAAAAATTATGTCACGTATGGGTGATTTCGGTGTAGTAGACTACACTTCTTTGTACGCACTAGCTCCACGTAAGATTGACCAACTTGCAGCTTTAGGTATCTTTAATGAGGAGCAAACAGAATATATTGATGGCCGTTATGCTGAGTTTGAAAGAGAAGAACTTGGTCACACTAAGATGTATAACGTATCTCGTGATGCAGAACGTCAATTCATGGGTTCAGAGAAAGCTCGTAAAGAGCTTTTAGAAGTTCCATTCGCAACTTTAGATGGAGTTACTAAACCTTCTGAAGTAGAAAACTTCCGAGCTTACGGCACACCAGACCAAAATGCATCAGTTGAAACAGTTGTTTCTAAGAAAGTTGCACACATTCAACGTTCACATAAAGCTTTCGAAACTAGTGTTGCATATAAAGCTTTATTGGATAACAAAGTATATGCTATAAGCAGCACAGGTGTAGAAGTACCTGCACTAGCTAAAAACTTCTCAACAGTTTGGGGTGCTGCTCGTAAAACTGACACTATTGACCTAACTGATGATACAGTCAATCCTTTTGACACTTTACTTGCAAAACGTGCCGAGATTGTTGCCGAGATTGGTGAGCAATCTGCTCCAAGTGGATTCATTTACCTTTGTAACTCAGTACAGTTCAATTCATTGTCTGGACACGCTTTAGTAGAAGATGCTTATAACAAATATCCTTCTGATCAAGAACCTCTTAGACGAGCTTTACGTGGTGCTGAGTTTGATGCCCAAGTATTTTCTCACAAAGGTATCACAATCGTTGAAGATCTTTCTGGCAAAATGGCGGATACACAAGGTATTTTGTTACCAGTAGGTATTGAAGATATGTTCCAGAAAGTATATGCTCCTGCCAATACCTTAGAACACGTTAATCAAGTTTCACAAGGTTCTTACTTATTCATGCGTGAGACATGGCGTACAGCTATCATGGAAAGTGAAATTTCAGTAATGTGTATGATTACTCGTCCTGAGTTAATCTGTGATATTACAGCTACAGTATAAG